AAATATGACTATATGCATGTTTATCCAGTGCGTGGTGGTCGCTACCATGTTCCAAAGTGGATGCAAATCAAAGTGGTGGCCAACAGACTGATTGAAAGCATGGATTTGAATGAGTTCCAAGTATGGTCTGTTAATCTACTGCGCTCAAACATCTTGGGAAATCCAGAACCACACTTTTGGCAACTGGCCATTCATGAACTGGAACGAAGCAGAGAAATTGAGATTCTTATCAAGCAACAACATCTTCCCGAAAAGAAAGAGCAACTGGATGAATTGCGTGGTAAAGTCAAGGACATGAAAGACTTTGTTGCTAGATATAATAAACAGGGTCTTGACATATATGAGGATTTCACACAATGAGCAATTCAACACCATATGCACCACAAATCAAGATTCCAGAACTATTAGAGCGTGGGAAATCACAGTTAACCACCCTTCCAGTTTATCGTGATGGTGCATTGGTGGTTCCATCGGATGTGCGCTACAGTCTAACAGCACCCAATGGAACAAAGATTGTTAATGAAGCAGCAGGGACATTTCCAGCAAACATTTCACAATACACACATTCATCTGCAAACTTGGCATCCACTTTGGAACTTGGTGAAGGGTATTTGCAATCATGGGAAATCACATTTTCAACTGGTGTTTACAACTTCAGGCGCAGTGCTGCTGTTGTGAAGCGCAGATTGTACCCAGTTGTCAGTGATGGAGATTTGACCAGCACATATTCACAACTGGCAGACATCAGACCCAGCAACTTGACTTCATACCAGTCATATATTGATGAAGCATGGTATGCAATGATTCAGAAGATGAGAACAGAAGGTGGTGGACTTGAATACTTGGTGATGAGTGCAGAAGCATTCAGAGCAGCTCACCAGAACTTGACACTGTATTACATCTTCAGAGATTTCCACAGTTCACTGGGCCAGTCCAATGGTCGATATTTAGATTTGGCCAGTGAGCATTTCAAGCAATATACATATGAGTGGAAACAAATCAACTTTGTATATGATTATGACCACGATGGACAAAGTGACCAACCAAACAACCGAAAAGCAAAGCAGCCAGTCATCTACACTTGCCAACCTGGTTCTAACTATCGCCGCAGGTACAGAAGAAGATGAACCTCAGTACAGTCAGACAGGCCATTGCAGAGAAGGTGGCAGCAATCAGTGGATTCAAGATGTCCAAACACAGTCCAGACTATTTTGGCAGGACTGAAAACACTGTTGCACATCTAGCATTCACAGTTGGACTGTCAAACAGCACAGCAATGGAAGAAAGACAGCGCAGTTCTGTTGGTGTTTATATCAATACACCTATTCAAGTCATCTTTTCATATCGCTTGCGACCTTTGGACATATATCCAACAGATTATGATTTGGCCTTGGATACTGAGCAGCAAATCATTGCAGACATATTGACTGCATATATTTCACCAAAAAATGCCTTCACTATCAGATATAATGGTTCAACTCGTGAAGTGACAGATTCACAAGAATACATTATAATTACTATTGATTTTACCACCCTACACACCTTAACTTAGGATACCCACTATGGCTTATTCAGTTGTACCAAAGACAAAACGCGATGGCGTAATAACATTAAAAGATGGCGGAGCAGTCACACTTGATGTTGCATTCGAAGATGGAAACTTTTCATTTTCACAACCACAACAGTTTTCTGAACTGGTAGTGATGGATCGCGGAAACTTTTCTGCAATCAGAAAGCAAGATGAGCAATCAATCACTGGTTCTTTTGCATTTCACTTCAGACAGTTCACAGATGCCAGTGAAGCCGGTTCAATTCGCGACTTCATCAATCAGTCTGGTTTCTACAATGCAAATGTTTCCACTGGTACTGTTGGAACTCCATATGTTGAACACTTCTGTGTTGACATTGAATACAAAGCAGAGGGAACTGACTTTGGTGATGATGCAGACCACACTGTTGTTCTTTCAAAATGTGTTTGCACTTTGGACTTTTCAGAAGGTGACCCCAGTGCATTTACATTGAACTTCACTTGTTATGGTGGTTCAACTGTTACTGGTCCTGTATAATTTACAAAAACTTAGGGCTGTCCGATGGATAGCCCATCTTTCATAAATGTGAGGTACTAAATGAAAGTTGATTTGAAAAAACTTGGAGAACATGAAGTTGTTCTGCCCAAATCTATTGCTGTTTGTCTTGATTTTATCAGTATATATGGTTCACAACCAAATCGGGCCCAGTTGGGAAGACTGTGTGCTGCTGCAATTGCTGTGGGTGTTGATCACTCGAAATGTCTTCCAGCATATCCAGTTGCAAGTGGTGACCCAATTGTATTTGGTTTCAAGTGTTTGGACAGATTGTTAGATGCTGGCATGACTCCTGGTCAAATATATGAACAAGGGTCTGCAGTGTTGGTGGAGATGATGAAAGTTATACCCACTGAAGAAAAAGTTGAGGACACAGCAAATTTTTCATAAGTCGGTGGGGTGCGTTTGATTTGATGGTTATGCGCATTGCAATGCGATGGAACCAAGAACCAAACTGGTTTTACACCTTAGACCCATCGACAAAAGTCAAAGTGGTTGCAGAATATAGACTTCATTGTGAAACTCCAGAAAAGAAACATGCTAGACAAGAAGGCCAAAAAAGGGCTAGAATGGAAGCAATGATAAAGAAGCGGATGGAACACAATGAATCTTAAATCAAACAGGGCAACAATAGAAACTGATACAAATCTACAAGATTTTTATACTGGTTTTCTTGATACAGTTGCCCCAAATTTGCGCAGAATCCTTGATACCACATTGAAAGGTATTGAAAAAGAAGCGCAAAAAAACTGGCCAGTCAGACAACCAATTATCAGAACAGATGAAACTGGCAAAGTTGTATTTTCTAAGAAAACAACCAAAGGTTCATGGAAAATGTTTGAACGTGGTTTTCGTATTGTTGAAGGTGGCAATATTGAAGCATACTTGAGAAATGGAGCACCCTATTCTTGGGCAATAAAGTTTGGAGAAAACAGCCAAAACAATAGAAAGCAGCAAATCATAATGCCAGTAGGCAAAAGAGTTGCAACAGAGTTGATGATTAAACCACAAGAAAAAGAAACTGATAAAGTTGTCAAAGCATTGGCAGATGACTTGATGAAGAGGTTGTAATGTCAGAAGAAAAAAGAACCATATCTATATCTTACAAAGCAGATTTAAAAGATTTAATTGCAAAACTCAAACAGATGCCCAATGTCACAGAAGCCGAAGCCAAAAAAATGGTTGAGTCTTTAGACAAACAATTACAGAATGCAGAAGAAGCAGCAAAGCAAGCCAGTGCAGCAAGCCAAGCAGCAGCAGAAGCAGCTGCGGCCGCAGCAGATGAAGCCGGTTCACAGTTTGAAGATTTACAAGAACAAGCAGATGAAGCCAGTTCAAGACTGGAAGAAATGGGTGAAACTGGTGGTGAAGTTGAAGGTTCTTTTGGGTCATTGGCAGAAACGATTGGTATTTTCAATCCAGAACTGGGTGAATCCATTCAAGGTCTTGCTGATGCTAGTGCAGCCGGTACAGGTTTAATGGAATCACTTAGTTCAGTCAATCCAGTGTTACTTGCTGGAACTGCTATTGTTGCCGGTTTGACAATGGCCTACACATCTTATGAAGCGGGAGTTCAAGAAGCCAAAGAAGCAACATTGGAACTGAGAGATGCCAACGAACAGTTACAGCAGTCACAGAGTGAATCTGAAGACAACATGGTGGATGCAGCAGCAAAGTTGCGCGAAATAAGAATGGAATACAAGTTGCTTACTGGGCAAATCACACAATATGAATTTGATTTGGAACAGGCAGGAGAGCAAGCCAATGAAAGTTTCAAACAAAACATTGATGTTTTAGATGATTCTATTGAAAACAATAAACTGTTATTGAAGAGTGTTGAAAGTCTACAGGGTGCATATCTAAAATTGAAAGAAGCCCCAGCGATGACAGAAGAAGAAATGGAGAGCATCAGATTATTGCAATTACAAAATGATGAAATTGACAATCAAATCAATCTTATGGACAGAGGATTGATGCAAGCTGCATTGCTTGGAAAGTTACGCGATGATTTAAGAAATAAAATTGCAGAAGAATCAAAAATGCAGCAAGCAATCACATTGATGCAAACAGAAGCAGTTGACACTGCAATGGAGATGGTAACACTTGAAAAAGAACTTGCTGATGCAACAGAAGAAGCAGCCAATGCAAATGAAAACATTGTTGATTTGCAAGATGACCAGATTGATAATTTAAGAAACTTGATTGAACTGGACCAAGAAAGATTTAACAGACAACAGAATGCAAGTATTGAATTGGATGATATTGCAAAAGAAATGTTCATGTCTGATGATGAAAGAAAGAATCAAGCATTCCAAGATGAATTGGATCGCATTGCAGAACTTGGAGTTCAATCAGGTCAAGTAGGCAAAGCAAGAATGTTGGTTGAAGAGAAAATAAACCAAGCAAGACAAGAAGGAGCAGATGCATACCAAGAGCAAATCAAACAAATGATGGAAGATACTATGGACCAAGGACAAGAAGTATTTGCAAGTCTTGAACAGTTTGCACAAGCAGCAATGGATTTGGCTGTAGAGAATGGAAGGGCCAATGCAAAAGTTATGAAAGCACTGTTCAGAATGTCACAGATTGGTGCTATTGGTGACATTGCTTTTACAGCAGCCAAAGAAGTGACCAAGGCACTTGCACTTCCAAAGGGTCTGCGTGCTATCAGGATTGGAACCATTGCAGCAACAGCAGCAGCACAGAGTGGAATTGTTATGGCTCAACAGATGCCAGAACCAACTTTTCACATGGGTGGAATGGCTCCAGATGAAATGGGCGCGCGGGTCTTACAGGGTGAAGCAGTATTGGACAGAGCCACAGTTCAAAGAATAGGTGGTGAAGAAGGTGTTCAGCAATTGCAGCAAGGCAGTGGAATGGATAGTCAAGTTGTAGTGATTCAGCCATTCAGACACTTTGGAAGATTTGCAAGAGAAATAGGATTTAGACCACAGAAACAAACTGGAATAAGGGCATATTGATATGGGCACAAATACTACACCAGAAAACATGCGTGGGTTGATTATCCCAACATGCAACATAACAAAAGATAACATTTGGCCAGCACAATCAACATTTACAGAAAAGAATCCTCGTGCTGGAGTTGCCAAAGCATCCCAACCATATACTGGTTTGACTTTGTCAATGGCTGGTTCACAGTCCCAAGACATCACAGTTGAAACAGTCGAAGGTGGAACACCAGGAGAGAAGGCCAGTTTTGTATGGTCTGGTACAGATGGCATCCAGTTAGGACAGAATAGTAACAATGTTATAACAGACTGGAAATACTTCTCTTTTGGAAGTGGTACAGCATTTTATGATGACTTCGCTGCAGTTGCAACCGATGATGGAACATTGTATTGGGTTCAAGAACTTGAGAATTCTGGAGTGTACACAATAGCAGTGCGCAGACAGAAGAAGAACAACAGCATTGAAGCACTGCAAACACTGTTGACTGTTACTTTGGCCGGTGCACCAAACACAACAGCCAAGCCAGCAATTGCACAGTTAAAAGATGGTTCATTGATTGTTACCTTCTTTGATTACACTGGAACAGACCAAGTGAATCTGTTTGTGTGGCGCAGTTATGACAATGGCGACAACTGGAAAGAAGTCAGTCGCAGGGCAATAGTAAATAACCCAATATTGGTGGGTGCAACTGGTGTCTTCATTGATACAACAACATTGCTGGTGACTGATGATATTGTTTCTTTGGTAGTTGGTACGCGGTCCAAGGTCACTGCACTGGGAAGAAATGCACTGGTCCAATTTGTATCAAGGGATTCAGGAACAACTTTTTTCACTTTGGGTAACTTTGGAGAAGACCACGCGTTTCCAACAGCAGTCAGTCTGCCAGATGGACAGCAGGGATTTGCATACATATCTGCAACAGACACAGTTTCATTCCTTAAGATTCCGCATCCAGGTATTGCAGCATCAGCAACAGATTACACCACACAATATGAAGTGGACATTTCAAGCGGTGCCAAGACTTTTGCAACCCAAACTGGAACAGTCTTGCTTGGTGGTACTGTTGCAATGTGGTATCAGAATGAAAGAATCTTTGTTGTAGCCAGGGACACAGACAATGATGTGTATGGATGGGTATCAGATGACCTTGGCGACACTTGGAACTTCATCAGTCAAAACAATACACCAGGTATAGACACAGCATTGGTCTTTGGTCCTGACTCCACAACTACCATCGACAATTTCAAAGCAGTTGTATGGGAAGGGCGCGCGCTGTTGATGTGCAATACATTCCAAAGCATTGCAGGCATGTACCTTGGTGGATGGTCTACTGTTCAGCATCCAGCATTGGTTGTTCAACCAGACAGAAATCAATATGTTGGTTTTGATGCAAACTGGATACACAATCAAGTTCCAGACAACAGTGGTCACTGGTCCACCAGTGGAGCCGGTACAGCAACAGTGTTGCAAGAAGGTCTGAGAATAAGCACTTCAACAACAGTCAAACAATACAACTATGCTGGAAGCATCTATTCAGAAGGATTCTACAGATTCAAGATGCGCGTTGAAACTGGTACAAATCAAACATTGAATTACATTGCATTGACCTTGCAGAATACAGATGGTGCAAACAGTTACACCATACAGATGAGATTTGCAACCAGTGGTTTCAAAGTTCGCGACCACTCCACACAACTTGCTGACATCTCTATTGATTTGACCAAGGCAAATGAGTTTATGCTGTTTCAAAGTGGTGTGAATGTGAAGTTGTATTATCGTGAATGGGATGAGAAGCAAGCAAACAAGTGGACTGAACTTGTATTGACTTTGGGTACTCAAGCACCTGGATTGAGTGCCAGATTAGACTGGGGTCACATTGATTTGTTTACTGGTTCACTGCAATCATACTGGTCAGAAATGCATGTTTCTGAAGCAGGTTTTGGAACTCCAGAGACAGAACAACGTGGTGGTCTGTATCCAAGTTATGGTTCATATCAGTACATTGATGAAGGACTATTGCTGTCTGCAAAGGACAGTCCAGCGCGCGCAGAAGACCAGTATACCATTGAACCGCGGTATGATTTCCCAGTTGAACACATCTTTCATGATGTTGCTTTGTCTCCTCGTGTTGTATGGCGCAGTGTTGATGACTCCAGTGCAAACAGGATTGCTTTCTTCACTGACCCAGTAGCAAAAGACACTGCACGTTCATTGGGTCTGTCAGATGTTGCAGGCATCCACTTGAACAACATCAACTGGAGAACTGGAACACTAAAATCATGGAATGGGGCCAGTTGGGACAATATTGCAACCATTGACACTTCTGAGAATCTGCAAGGTTCATTCAAGCGTAGTGGGGCAACCATCCTTCCAGGTGCATCCACCAAAGAGTTCTATTTGAAATACAATGAAGCCAATGGTTGGCGCGCTGCATTGATAAGTGGTGAAGATACATTCATTGTCCAAATCAAGCAAAACAGTGAAGGACTGTTCAGCAATGCCAGTGATTCCAAACAATGTGTCTTGGTGATTGACACAGCACAAACAGACCCAGCAACACTGCCAACAACTGGAACATTGAAACTGATGCCAACCAGCATTTCACTGATTGCAGAACTGTATCAAGATGCTGTTTCCAATGTTGGTGCATTCGCATATGCCATAGAGATAGACAACCAGAACACACTGGAAGGATACTTTCAGATTGGAACAATGCTATGGGGTAACGTGTATTTCATGGCCCCACAGTATCAAAGAGGGCGCAGCATATCATATGATACGAATGTCATGGCATATGAAACCAATGATGGCCAATACTATGCACGCAAAATGTCCAATGGTCGCAGAACTTTCAGAGTGGGTTGGACAGAACCAGTGGACACAAGAACCATCCATGCACTGAATCCAGATTATTGGCAGTTCAACAACACAGCAGATGCACAACCAGTTGCCCATTATGGGGATGCAATCTTTGGTATGATGGGTATTGCTAATTATCTCAGTGAGCAGAAACCATTGGTGTACTTGCCAGCAATCCCAAAAGACACTGCAAATAATGGAGTGTATCAGTTTAACCGATACCATAACCAAGCACTGGTCAGAACTGCAGGGGCAGTGACAATGGAAAGTGTACTTGGTGAAGAAGAACAAGATGAAATGTTCAGACTGTCAACAGTCAACATGGTTGAGGTGGAATAATGTTGCATCCAAATGACATACAAGGTGCAGAACTGTGTTTTCTGTTGGATGTTGATTGGTTGGGTAAAACATACCGCTTCAGCACTGTGCCCATTGACATAACAGATACAAACACAGGTGAACTGTACAGATACAATGGTGGTCTTGGAAATCCAACCATAGACCAACAGACAGACTTTGTTGGATTCGATATAGATGGCTCCAGCATTGCAATGGAATTGACCTTCAATGATGTCAACTGGATTGCAGAATGGTTGCATGGTCGAAGTTTGGAACTGGCAGATGCTGAAGTTTCAATGATTGTTGTTGATGAATACAATGGCCATACATCATTCAAGTATGAAGACAGAGTTCCATTGTTTCTGGGAAAGGTCAAAGACCCAATCATTGGAACACCAACAAGACCAACTGGGCATATTATTTTCAGCATTGAGAACAGCACCAATGTGAAAGCAATCAAGATGTTGGACAACAGTTTTGAGATTGACCCCTATGTATTTCCAGGACTGGACCAACGTGCAGCCACACTTGGCAGAATCATTGAAACACCTATTGGTCAATATGTCCCATTTGTATTTGGTGCATTGGGTGAGTGGTATATCAGAAAGAGTGGTTCAGGTCGGTTTCAAATACTGAAAGACCAAGACAGTGCAAGATGTTCTCCCAGTTACATCATCAATGCAACTGGTAGTGGTGGTTCATTGAACATTGAACTGATTATTGCAATGGGCACAGTCACAGCACCAAGAATCAGAATATGGGACCAAGATGGTGGCAACTTTGTAAACTATGTATACACAGCCAGAAATGCAGATGGAACACAGTATTCTTACACTTGGTATGAACAAGGCCATGTTATTGAAGACAACAGTTTTGTTCCTGGACTGGATGAAGACCAAACCTTTTGGGTTTCATGGGCTGAATATGGTGAAGGCATTCAAGACCCATTGACTGGACAGAGCCTTGGACCTGCAGGCAATATGTCTTTGTATTGTCTTGAACAGACTGGTTTGGAATATGACAAAGAAGCATGGGTTGGATTGGTCCCAGTTCTGAACAGATATAAGTTTGCTGGTTATATCAATGACCCAAGCATTCTTGTACTGGATTGGTTTAAACAGAACATTGTTGCCAATCTGCCAATTGAAGTCTTCAATGGTCCTAATGGACTGACACCAAGACTGAATCTGTACTTCACCCAAGACACCATTCCTGCAAATCACTACATTCTGGAATCTGGAATGTTTGAAGTCCAAACAGGTCTGCAACCCCTTGAGGTTAAGCCAGTCAACAAAGTGACAGTAAAGTATGGGTTCACTGGTCGGTTAGAACATTATCTGTCCACAGTCATCATTGACCCAACATACAATGGAAATGACAATGCCTTCATCCAAAGGGACCCAGTGAGTGATATGTCTTACTCAAGATTTGGATTGCTGGAAACTGTTATTGAACTTCCTTTTGTATGGGAAATGCACACTGCATACAGGATTGCACGCGATAGAATAAGGATGTCTGCTTTGGGTGCTTATGGTATCGAAGTTTCAGCATTTCCACAGTTCGGATTCTTGGAAGTGGGTGAAATCATTGCATTGACCAGTGACAACTTGGGACTGGATGAACACAAATGTCAGATTGTTGGGAAGTCATGGAGTGGTGGAAAGTGGAACTTTGTACTGCAATTAGAAGACAATACACTGGTCAATCCATCTACAGTTTCGTAAATACAACTAAATACATGATAGAGTACACCCATGATAGTTTTCATAGACAGACAGCATGCTGGACAAGCACACAGAATCAACGCGCGCGGTGCATCGGTTGACATCAATGGTGATGGGAAGATTACCAAAGATGAACAAGAAGCGCACTGGACTGGGTATATCAGTTTAATGCTGGAAATGCAGTTGCTGAAGATGGGCTACAAGGTGATTCCAATCAGTGATGGGAAGTATTCAGAAAGGCATGCAAGAGTGAATGAGTATTCCAGCATGTTCAATGAAACAACTGTTTATTTGGCCATGCATCTGAATGCTGGTGGTGGCCATTATGGTTCAATGTTTTATGACCATCGAAGCAGCACAGGCAAACAGCTGGCTGAATCAATCTGCAATGGTTTGAAAACATCAATCAAAAGCATACGAGAATTCAAGGCAATTGATTGCAAACCAGACAACTGGACAAAGAATGCTTTCTACACAATCAAAGGAGTTGCAAAGCCAGTTGCAATTTGTTGTGAACCGATTTTCATGGATACACATATAGACTTATTGAATGCTTTTGGCGCATCTCAGATTGCTTTGGGAATGGCTGCAGGACTTCAGAAGTGGGAGAAGAACCGATGACTGAACAACTGATGATTGAAGTATTGACTGGACCTGTTGCTGCATTGGGTCTATGTGTCGTGTGTTTGTATGCAATTGCAAAGTGGGTGGGTGCAAATGTTCCAGTATGGGTGAACAGACACTTGGACCAGTTAGACAAAATTGTTGACTCACACAATCAAGACCGCGAAATGTACAGAGAATCATTGGGAACTTTGACAATCAGCCTGCAAGAGTTGAACAAAGAAGTGGATGTTATCAAAGATGATGTGAAGGAAATCAAGATTGCATTGAAATAATTAGAAACTGTCAATGACCTTTTCAACATGTTCATCCAATCCCCAGTCATAGAATGAAACGCGCTTAAACCAAGTATAATCATTCTGATTCTTTATCATGAACTTGTGCAGGCCTTCAAAGTGTTTGTCCACAACATCCAGCAATCTGATTGTTGGGACCATAGCAACATATGACTTGTCATTGTAAAAGAAGCCTTCAATTGTCCAGTCACTGAGAAGACCACCATTGTGAAAAGCATCCATTCTGCTGCCCAGTTCCAGTTGTCGGAATGGGTCGCTGGTCCTTTTCCATCTCAATGTGAAATGACTTTTGGGGTGAGACATCCACACACGCGCTGCAATGGTTGTGATGGATGCACCATTGACAACCACATAGTCAATGCCATGTTCATAGTCCAATGGTTGTTCATTGCACGAGTGCCACACACCTGGAAACTTATCTTGCACCAATGGCAAAAGATATTTTTCAAAGTTCTGTTCTCCACGTGTCATTCGCTGCTGTCGGTTCATTATTGGATTTTTCATAGAAATACTATAACACATCAAAAATAAAATATAAAAGTGTTGACACATATGAACAGATTGTGCATATATATAAACAGGTGTACAATCAAGTACACAGTTCAATGAGGTACAACATGAACAACCAAATCAAACAACATCTTGCTGGAACACTTTTGTGTATTGGCTTCTTTTCTGCAATCGGATTGACATTTGCACTGCTGTGCATGGTGGTGGGTGTATGATGATGAGAAATTTATATGTCTTGATTGTGGCCAGTTACAGAGATGCCCACAGTCAAGTATTCTACTGCAGAAGCACTGCAGAACATTTCATAAAGTGCAGATACAACAGTTCAGACAAAACATGGACAGAATTTATCAAGTATTTAGAAATCAACCACCCACAAGTAAAAGTAACAATTCAAGAAATAGGAATGGAACTATGACATTTGAAGAACAACTGACAGAATACCTGGATGAATGTAATATGTCTTTGACATATCTAACCCACAAAACATTGATACACAGAACCTACTTTGAAAAGTGGTTTTCTGGAATGGGCAGACCAACTGAAACCCAAATGATTCTGATTGTAGAACACTTACGCAGAAAGCACTTGGACCAACCTTTTGAAATAATGAGAAAGTTATACATATCACTTGGAGAACAACAATGACAAGAACAATCAGAGAATACATCAAAGAACATGGAAGAACTGCAGCGCGCATAAAGTTTGGAGACAGAATAGATGACATGCCCATTTGCATTGCAGGGCGCAAAGTTGGAATCTTGAAACGATACAAGCACAAAGGATACCAGCAATGGGTCTGGGAAGCCACAGTTGTATTCAAAGAAGTCAAATACCAATACATTGACTTTGACAATCAGATTACAGCACTTGACTGGGGATACAGAAAGATTGAAGCACTGGAGAACCCACAGTTTGGAATCATGCTGCGGGAACAGATTGCATCCAGTCCACTCACAGTTGAACAGATTGCTGACATTGCCAACTGCAGCCGATATGTCATATTCAAGTGGATGCGCTCAGAGTCATACCCATCCATCACACATCTGCAAAGAATAACCAGGGCAATCAATCCAATGGGCTGGCCACCTTTGTTTGATGCTTGGTGTTCTCAGATTGAGATGGAACAATGATAAAAGTAGGTAGCCTGTTTGCAGGTATTGGGGGATTTGAAAAGGGCATTGAAGATGCCTTTGATGGGATGGCTGAGACTGTTTGGCAAGTTGAGCAAAACAGTTTCTGTCAAAAAGTATTGAAGAAACATTGGCCCAATGCAACCATCTTTGATGATGTGCGCACAGTTGGGAAACATAATTTGGAACCAGTGCATATTCTGTGTGGTGGTTTTCCTTGCCAGTCGATTTCATTGGTTGGAAAAATGGAGGGTTTAGAAAATGAAGAAAAGTCTGGTTTATGGTGGGAGATGCACCGAATTATTAGCGAACTTAGAGACACAACAAGGGTCATACTGCTGGAAAATGTTGCAAATGTCCTTTCAGTGGGCGGACCCGATGTTATTGGATCGCTTGCCGAAATCGGGTATGACTGTGAATGGACAGTTATACGCGCTTCAGATTTCGGAGCACCCCACCACAGAGCGCGTTGGTTCTGTGTTGCCTACCCCAGTAGCATCGGACATCAAAAGGTCAAAAATCAGTCCATGCGACCTAACAACAATGAAAAGAGGATACGGATCCAACACACCGGCCGCAGTATTTCTACAAATGTTTCCAACACCAACAGCGAGAACCCCAGGAAATTGCCCAAGTTATCCGAGCGCGTGGAGGAGATGGAAAGAACACAAGCTGGGGACTTTGTTAGGAATTCAAGTGTGTCTGTCAATGGAAATCACACAAGAACAAGCAATTGGCCGAGGTGCAAGGTTGAACCCATCCTTCTTGGAATGGATGATGGGGTTTCCGATTGGATGGACAGAACCACAAAAAGAGACAACAACCAAAGAATAAAAGCCTTAGGAAATGCGATTGTTCCACAGTGTTCTGAATGGGTTGCAAGACAGGTTCTGAACAGTGGGTTGTTGGATGATTTATTGGAGGATGACAAATGATGTGGATACTACACAGCCAAGGAACATTTCACGCTGGCCCAGTTGCTTTGGGTCGGCCTAGAATGTCCAAGTGGGGTGCATACACTCCAAAGAAATCAGTGGAATACCAGCGCAGTATGTTGAAAGAAATAGAAATAGACCATGAACCTTTGACTGGTCCAATCAAAGTTTCCATGACATTCTGCCACAAAAGACCAGCCAGATTGAACAGAAAGAAAGACACAGTTGCAAGAATACCCAAGGTCACCAAACCAGACATTGACAACATGATTAAGATGTTGTTGGATGTCCTGACAAAAGCAAAGGTTTGGAATGATGACAATCAAGTTGTCTGTGTCACTGCAGAAGACTGGTATTGCAGCAAACAAGAAGAACCACACACCCAATGGAGGATATATACATTATGAGAAAACACTGGAGATTTACAACATTTAACGACTTACGAGATACCAGAGCAACAGAACATGGTATGACATTTGAACAACTGGTGAAGGGATTCACAACAACATATGGGAAAACATTCACACATCAGAAAGACCAACTGCCTTTGTGGAGTCCTACAACATTTACTGGAATGCGCAGAGCCGGAAAGAATGCAGAGAAGATTTGGTTCTTGGTGTTTGACATTGATGATGGATGCACTACTTTTGATACTTGGCGGTTGTTCCATGAATACAATGTGATTGCACACACATCATTCAGCAACAAACCCCACTACCACAAATACAGAATCATCTTGCCATTGGAAGAACCAGTTCCAGCAGAAGACTGGCCACGTGCCAGCATTGCTGCCAAAGGTGTATGGGATTGTGTTGTTGGTATTGGTGAACCAGACAGTTCAGCATTGAATGACAGAGCACGCATATATTTCAGATATGGGATACCAACACCACCCAGTGAGGACATGAAGAGCCACCACCCAATGTTCCCAGCAAACTACCATCAGACAGCATGGAATGTGGGCAGAAACTTTGTGCTGGACTATCAACACATTGAAATCAAACAACCAGTACGAAGACAATACACAGCAAAGGTGTATTCCAATGGCAAGGCATCCATCAATGAAGTAATGATGGACCCCAGCTTTAGACTTGCGTTGGCGAATAAGGCCGGTGCAACCATCCAAGACAATGAGGCTAGATATATATCTTGTCCACAGTGCAACAGAAACAGTGTACATTTCAGCATTGACCCATGTACTGGAATCGCATACAAGTGGCCAACCTGCAACCATGCAAACAGTTGTGGTTGGTGGGGCCGCTTCGAAGATTTACTATAACCAAACCAAACTGACATCATAGAGAGAGAAAATGACACACTTAACAAACAAACAAAGAACAGAACTACTGATTCAACTTGCACAAGAAGCAACAGGTCTGACAGTCGAAGCCAAAGGAAACCCACCTGAAGCAGACATTGATACTTGGGATATGCTACGCAAGAAAACCAAACGAGGAACAAACATTATGATTCCACTGAACTGCAGATGGAACACAGCAAGCATCTTGCGCAATGACCCAAGATACTCTAGTCTTTGCTATAATGAACATTCAGACCAAATTTTGCTGAATGGTGAGATGGTTTCTGATGTAACCTTGGAAGTCATCGCATTGAACTTCGAGGAGCACTACAGATACAGAGTAACAGACAAAGCATTGCGCGCTTCAGTCATCATGGTTGCACAAGAAAGAGCCATTGAACCAATCAAAGACTGGTTGTTGGAACTAGAAGAATGGGATGGTGAACACAGGATTGAACCATTCTTTCAGAATGTATTGAATGCCAAGACACCACAAGCATGTGAAGAACTTATGGTTGAACTAAGTGGTAAGTGGTTCATCTCATGTGTTGCACGAGTCATGCAACCTGGATGCAAGATGGATACTTGTCTTGTGTTGGTTGGTCCAAAAGGAATGAGGAAATCAACTGCATTGAAGTTGTTGGCTGGGGAAGAATGGTTTTCTGATTCCAATATCAACATCTCACACAAAGATTCCTATGAACTGTTACACCAGTCCGGTGTTTGGATTTGGGAACTGGCAGAAATGCACGCGCTACAAGGAAAGACTGCTGCGAATGCAAAACAGTTTCTGACTTCAGCAAGTGACAGATACAGACCAGCATATGCAAAGATGCCCATACAGAGACAAAGAAGAACAGTATTCACAGCATCAACCAATGATTACCAATTTCTTTCTGATGGTCCTGAGCGCAGATTTTGGATTGTTGACATTGAAAAGAAGATTGACACAGAATACATTGTGAACAACAGAACCCAACTGTGGGCAGAAGCATTGCACTGGTACAATCAAGGAATCAAGTGGTGGTTAGAAGAAGACAGTGAAGACAGATTGATGGAGTACCAACAGTCATTCATCATTGATGACCCTTGGACAGTCAAGGTGTTGGACTGTATCAAAAGAAATGCTGGCAAGGCAACCACAGCACAAATCATGGAGTTCTTAGACCTGTCAGCAGTGAACCAGCACAAAGGATTCACCAAAAGGATTGCACAAATCTGCAGAGACTGTGGATATGAACAGTATTATTCCAATATGCACAAAGCAAGAATGTGGAGAAAGAAGAACAGTTGATACATTCTGTGTATGTGTTACAATGATTATGCAAACAGAAATGTTTGTATGTTGTCAGACTCCTATGGTTGGGACCAGTTCATTCAGGTGGGCTGGTCTTTTTCTTTTTTGGGTACAGTTAGACCAAACCAATACACCAAAACTGTGCACCAATACACCAAAACTACACTTCAATACACGTAAATACACGTTATCAATCAGTACTTTGTTCCACTGGTGGCGAACACATAGAAAGAAATACCTGATTTTCTCAATGTCGTTTTATACGTTTACTAAGTTTACTACTACTAGTTATTAAAATGTTTCAAAGAATTTTATTATATATATATAGGTATAGGGTACTATAAGTCCGTTACTAGTGGGTCAAAGTGCCAATACACGTACCTGTATTAACGTGTATTTACGTGTATTTACGTGTATTTCTGGGCATTTGTGGTGTATTGGTCAGAACAAAGACAACTGTTTTGGATTTATCTCTTTTACTTCTATTCTCAGAAGTCTGTTTGGAAACATTTTTTGAAAATATGCTTTCATTTCTTCAAGAGACTTTTCTGATAACACGGTGTTTTGTGGACTCAACACCCAACCTTGTATGGGTTTTTCAGTCCATACCCAGCACATATATTTTTTCATTTCTTTGATTCCAGTTGTTTGATTGCACGTTTGACCCATCTTTGTCCATCAGTGCCACCCCACAAAGCCCATGCAATTGATGCTTTGGATGTCTTGTCTTGTCTTGCTTTGGATTCTGCTTCTGCTTCTCCATGTCTAGCAAACCAAGCAGACATCAGTTTCAACTGTTCCAAATCAACTGAACCACTGGCCAATCTGCGCGCAGTTCGCATTCCAGTGCCAGGAACTCTTTTGTTGTCCTCATCTTTATATGCTGCTCTTTTGGACATTGGCAGTGACATATTGTATTCAATGGCTCTATTGGCAATCAGTTGAATCTTCTTTGGTACATTGATAGTTGGCATGGAAAAACCTTTTGTTTGATGTTATATTTACTCTATGAGTATATCAGATAGAAACATTGTTGAACTGGTTGCAATGCTTATGCGTGGTATTGTTTCCAAAGTTCTTGTCAATCCAATAACAGCCGCAGAATCATTCCAGAAAAGGATTGAAGAACTGGGTGCTGACTATGCACATGCAGATGGTATTGGATATGTGACTGTGAACAATGAAGATGTGATGATGGTACATTGGACAAATGATGGTGTGGAGTTCGATGACCACCATGAACACCCATTGACATTAGACCTGATAAAAGAAGCAATGAATGTTTTGAATAACATAGAAGAAATCCAGACAGAAGAAGACAGTGAAGATTGGGAGTGGATATAATGGCACGTAGTGAACAAGACCAAAATATGATTTATTATAAGATTCAAGAACTGAACAAACAAGGTTTTGATTGGAAGCAAGCCACTGCAATTGCATTGCGTATGTACAGAGATGGTGAACTGAAAAGAACTTCGGTGAACATCAGACAAGAAGAGAAGCGCAGAACCAAACCACCCAAGCCAATAACAACTGGAAGACTGGAACAAAAAAGGAAAAAGAATACAACAAGCAGAGATGCTTTGATTTCTTTAATCCTGAAACAAGCAGTTGAAGCAGTTGGAAACAATGAAGAAAGATTCATTCAGGCAGTTGCAACAATCACAATGCAAGACATTCAAATAATCAGACAACAATATGAACTAGGCAAATCAAACTGGGAAGTGTTCCACAGACCTGGTGTTAAAAAAGAACAGGCTGCCAGAGAACAAGTATACAAGTTTATACTGAATGGATGAACAAAAGCAGTCAAGAAACAAAAGATTTAAATTCACATAAAGAACAATATACTGGTCCAATTGGGAAGTTTTGACCAGTATTTTCTCCCCTAGGTACATCATGAAAACACGCAGGAGCAGATGAAATGTATAACAAGAAACCAAAGAAGAAGAAGACACCAAGGAAACCACAGCGACCACGCAGGAGCAGATGACCTATGGCAAGTAAAGTTCCAAAGAAGAAGGGTAAACGATTTAGATTTTAACAATAGAAAGATGTAGAGGTACACACATGGAAATAAAAAGAGAATGGGCAATGCCAAACAAAAACACATTTGCAATCAAACCAATCAACAAATTGATTGTAAAGTATATAGATTCAGAAAAGATTTGGATTGATCCTTTTGCAAGAACAAACACATTTGATTGTATTACAAATGATTTGAATCAAAACTTTAATACTGATTACAATCTTGAATCATTGCAATTTCTTCAAATGTTTGAATCCAATACTATTGATGGTGTATTGTTTGACCCACCTTATTCACCAAGACAAATGAAAGAATGTTATCAAGGTATAGGTTTGAAACTCACACAAGAACAAACACAATCATCTTTCTATTCAAAGAGAAAACAAAAGATTGCTGAACTTCTCAAAACAAATGGAATCTGTATTTCATTTGGATGGAACTCAGTGGGGATTGGGAAAAAACTGGGCTTTGAAATTATTGAAATCTTACTTGTCAGTCATGGTTCAAATCACAATGATACAATATGCACAGTTGAAAGAAAGAAATGAAAACACATAGCCAAAAAAATATAGCCATGTACCCCCTAAGACCCCCCCCCGCACTACCTTCAC